CATGGCCTCCTTTAGCCATCATGATGCCTCCCTCTGCTGCACCTTGAACGGGTTTCTCTGAACCAATACCGGCTAGTGACCCTGCGGCTGCTGCGGCAGGTGCTTGCGCGGGCGCTAGCCCAGCGGCTAATGTGGGTTGGTTAGCTATGCCTCTAGCGGCATCGGCTTTCGCCGCAGCGTCGGCGGCATCGGCAGACTGCACCATTTCATTGATCCCCGCACCTGCTGCGCCTAGGGCACCTGCGCCGACAGTGCCCGCTATACCTGCCCCCAGACTAGATAACCCCGCAGCAGTACCAGCAGTGCCGCCTATTAAAGCCCCAGATAAAGCACCGCCTGCGGCCCCGACACCTGCACCTGCGGAGGCAGCACCTAAAGCACCGGCAGTGGTTGCCGCAGTGCCCGCTGCGGTTAAAGAACCGGGCAGTATAAGTGCGCCAAGGCTTACTACGAGCGTCATGCTGCAACTCCTAACAGTTTTTGTTGTTCGTACTCAGCCATAGACGTACATCCTAAAGCGGCTTCAATTTTGTCAAGGTCTTTTTCTTCGCAATAGTGCACTGTCATAAACTCTACTTCCTCATGGACATATACCGCACGCTGTGTGCCAGCGGGGGTAACGAAAGCGTCGGGGGCTTTGACCTCTTTGACTTCTCCTGACTCAGTGATGATGGTGATATGGCCTCTGAGTGCTATGGAGATATGGTCAGACTTGTGTACTCGTGTAGTGAAGATAGCCCCGGCAGGGACGACGATTCGCCGCCCGTAGAGCTGGTCAGTGTGATAATGAGTCAGAGGAGTTTCAACAGCGCCTAGTACCCCCTCAGCTAGCGCATTGTCGATCTGTGCGCGTAAGGCGTCTATACTATCCGGCAGGGCTTGATTTTGTAGATTCTGCATCAGGGTTTCCTTTCATAGCACGCTGCATAAATTTCTGAGCGGCTAGTTTACCAGCATCTTGACTTACCTGCTCTTTCTTGCCATGTGCAGCTTGACGAACCAAAGGCAGTAATTGATCTAGCAGCTTAGCCCCTTTCTCTGGATCGCCATCACCGATCATGCGTACAATCTCGGGCGGAATAACAAACTCGCCATCAGCCACTCGGACTTCTTCTTTGTCTTCTATGCTGGCAGGAATATCGTCACTCATTCCATCGCCGGGGCCATCTAGTAACCCACCTTCGTCATAGCCAACAACTTCATGCTTAACAGGTGTAGCACCTAGTTTTGGGTGTGCTTGAGGAACCATCGACATAGGGTGCATCCCATCTTCAGGCATGGGGGTGGCATTAACCAACGCGCCTTGTGCAAAGCTCTTAATGCCTTGAAATTTCTTCAGTTCATTATTTAGATCGGCGTTAGCGAAAGTGTCTATATGTTGCGCTGGGATTGAAGTCTTGATGGGCACCCCACCTACTATGCGCCGTAAGTCTGTAGTGCCTCCTTCTGCATACCCGCGAATAATATCGAGGGTGTTACCGCGTTGCTCGTTAGGGCTTTGAGAAGTTAAGTTGCTCAGCGGCTGTAGAGGGTACCCGAGGCTAGAAAAGTAATCCTGTTGCTCTTGCTCAGCTTGCTGCCGCGCTAGCTTTTGCTGCCGTAAATTCTGTGCGTTTACTGCACTCTCGTTCATAGCAGAAGTTATCCCGCTGCCCAGCATTGCTCCCATACCAATAGGCTTAATCAAGTCTCCCGCATTTTTGAACATAGCTGAGCCTTGCTTAGTCAAGGCATCAGTGAAAGAGGGGGTTTCAGGCGTAGGAACTATGGGTTTAGGGGTGACAGGCGACATCGGCCCTACGGGAGCCTGCATTGCAGGTGCGGGCACACCCGCTTTAGTTAGAAGATTGCTCGGTACTGTATTGGAAAAATTAGCCGGAGCGGGAAGCTGCGCCGCAGGAGTCGCCGCCCCCATAGGGCCACCAGCAAGGTCAGCAGCGCCATAGCCGCTTATACCACCAGTGAGGGCACCTCCGGCAAAACCCGCGCCGAAATCTTTACCCTGCATCTTGTTGATAGCGCCTTGCGTCAAGCCACCTGTGGTCGCGCCTATAGCAGTAGAAGTCAGCGCTCCACCGCCCAAAGCAGCCGCACCAGCGCCACCTGTCGCAGCGGCGGCTAAACCTATACCCAGAGGCACCAGAATATCGGAAAGGCTGAACGCTTCTAGTAACCCTGTCTCTGGATTCACCGTCAGCTCTCTGCCGAGCACATGCTGAAGACCCGCTAGCTCGTTTTTTCCTACGTGCATCAGGGTGTTATCTCCACCGCGACCTAGTGCTGCAAGTCCTTTAGCTGTAGATGTGTATGCCATGTGTGTTCCTAGACTATTTTCAAAGTGCCTGAGTCATTCCAAATCTGGCCCGGATCAAGACCTGTGGCGCTTGTTGGTAGTGCTGCAATAGTGATCTTTACGACGTTTGAATTGTACGCGAGGGTGTCTATTACTACATCAGGATCGGGGGCTATAGAATTACCTAGCTCTATGGACACACCACGAATGAGGCCCGGATTGTCCTGCTGCTGCATGAAGTAGGTGAGGGTTCTGACGAGGGCCTGCATGTACCGAACGTCGTACTCAATCGGAGGTATGGGTAGTACCGGAGAAGGGACGTTGTTTTTGTTAGCCATTACCGTTTGCCGTCGGGCTGGATTTCAAGGCGTGGTGTGCCTAGCTGCCACTGCACCCCGAGCTGATTGCTCTCTACGCGGAATATGACCTGCCTGCCTCTTAGCCTTATCCATGACTGAGTAGTGTAGTTGTATACCTGTGTAGATACCTTAGCCCCTAGTACACCCGCGCTGGCATCCTGCATCGGACTGGTAATCACCCCCACGCCCGGAAAGTTTCTAGCCTGCAACGTCATGGTTACAGATGGCGTGGTGTTGTTCGAGCCGATAAAATCTACGTCGGGGATGATGCGCTTTACAAACGAGAACTGATTTCCGCCGTCACCAAGATCAAAGTCTGCACTCTCAATATACGCATTGACTGGGCTAGGTGGGTTAGTTGAGCCATCATCTGCACCGTATTCTTGATAGAACATGCGCCCCGTTTCCGTAGTGAGGTCGTAAGTGGTAGTGACAGGATAGGTTCTAATATGTGAGTCGTACCAAGAAGTGCGAGGCATAGTGCCGTAGTACCACAGTCTTTCTAGGTAGTTGTATACTATGTAGCGGTCATTATTCAAGGCATCAAGCGAAGGGTAACACCACCAGACTTCATTGTAGCGCTCGTTGGTACCAGCGTAGACTTGATCTAGCTGATTGTTGTTGATGTCCTCGAATATGTACTGCCGCAGTGAGCAAGGCAGTGTGTCTACCTGTCCGGTGTACACATAGAACTTATCCAACCCCATCCAGTAGGTTACACCATTCGCCGTAGCCACCGCATTCATAGATGCAATGGAGACCGCGCTAGACATTACGCTGAACCCGAAAATGTAGGGTGGCCCCAGATAGCGCATAGAATACAGCGCGGAGTCTGTCCAGATCAGGGTTTCTTGTCGCGTCTTCTCAGAAGTAATTATTCTGCTTCCATACGTCAAGCGCTGATTGCCCGCTGTATTAGTGATGTCAGCAGGGTTCCAGATGTCAGGGCGTTCTTGACTGCACCAACTAACCATAAGTGGGTCTTGAAGGGTAGTCCCCGCTGTAGCGGTATCGGGCGAACCTAGCGCGACTATGTACCGTTCGTCAGTCACCAAAACCCTGATCGCGACAGTGGGCGCGTAGCCATCAGCACCAGCGAGGTCTAGTATATCGACTCCGGGGGCTAGGACAATACCTGTAACAGACATGTTAGCCACTGCGTCCCAATAATAAATAGGGCCGTTAACGTAGTTGTAAACAAGGTCTTGTCCAAAGGTGTCACCGCTCCAGAGCCGCACACTCGCTGAGGATAGGGCAGAAGTGTAAGCAGTATTCCACGCTCTCCCTACCGCTGTGTATACAACGTCATAGACTGAGGCACCTACCATGTGCCCTTTAGCATTTGTAGTGCTCCGCACAACAGTAAGTGAAGTGGGGGAGGCTAATGTATAGGCCATCAATTCCGCGTCCACCATCAGGTACCCAGAGGCAGAAAAAGACGCA